GCTTCTAAGATCGGTGAATTTCTGTTAACCCGAAAAGCTAATTACGGAGTCGCTACAATTTCCGGCGAGGCCGTGGCGGCATCAGAGGGTGACAGGTATAGTTTCCTTAATAATTACAAATAGTTAGGGCGATTATATAGCAATATATAATATGAACTTCGTGAATTGCTGGGAAAGCAAGATCTGCCAATCAGCAGCCAAGCCCTTAAGGAGGGAAGGTCCAGAGACTATCCGAAAGGAGTACAGCCAAGTGGCTGGAAGCGCGAGGCAACCCATGTGGTTGAAGATATAGTCCGATCTGTACAGTTGAATGTACAGCTGCTTAATTGCGGTCCAGAATTAACGAATCTGGATGAACATAATGTAACGCTATGACCACCGAAATTGACGGTGTGATGAGAAGTGTAGGAGATTCAATTTCAAGAAACCTTTTCCGTGACGGTTCCGGTGCAATTGGAAGAGTGAATAATGGTTCTTTTTCAACAACTGCACTTGACCTGGTAACAGACATGGACAGTCTTAATTTTGAAGTCGGAATGGTTCTGCAAGTATCTGGAACCAAGTCTGGCGGATCTGTTAGGTCTGGTACATTAACTGTTTCTGCAGTCAACCGTGGCGCAGCATCAAACCAGATTACCATGAGTGGTAATTTAAGTGGATGGTCCTCAGTTGCACAAAATGATTATATTTACCAAAGTGGTGATTATGATGGTGCGCTGACCGGACTTGAAGGATGGCTGCCAGCAACGGCACCGTCTTCAACTGCGTTCTTTGGTCAGGACCGTACTGCAGATATTTCCCGCCTCTCAGGACAACGCTATGACGGCAGCAGCGGTACGATTTTGGAAGCACTCATTGAAGGAAGTGCTCTTGCAGCCAGGGAAGGAGGTTCCCCATCGCATATGTTCTGCAGTTTCGCTGATTTCGTGAGCATTGAAAAAGCCATGAACAGTCAAGTCCAGCGGGAAGTCAAACAGAGTGATTCCGTTTCCGGTTATCGGTCCCTGGAATTTTATGCACCTCACGGTGTCGTAAAAATTGTTCCAGATAAAGACTGTCCTGGAGGAACTGCTTATATGCTTCAGATGGACACTTTTTCGCTTATGAGTATCGGATCTTGCGTACAGCTCACTGAGCTTGACGGAAACCGTGTTCTGAGACAGTCTGCAGACGATGGCATCGAGGTGCGTGTTCACTCGTACTCTCAGCTGGCGTGTACTGCTCCTGGCAAAAACTGCGTTGTAACCTTACCATAAACGAAAGGGGGCAATATGGCAGAAAAAATCTTCTTTGATATGCAGGCGTTAAATCCTCATGTCAAAATTGTTTGCGGATCATTTAAGCCAAACGGCACCAGTGCAGTAGATAACACTGCAAATACTGGTGCAGGATGGACTGTAGCCAGAGGGGGTGTGGGAATATTCACAGTCACTTTGGGTGACACATATCCAGGCGTTTTATCAGCAACGTGTTCCGTAGCTCTGAATGCAGTTGCAGATACAAAGGTCCAGTTTGGGGCAATTGATGTTGCATCAGCTAAAACAGTTGTGATTAATGTAATCACTACTGCAAGTGCAGCTGACATTGCAGCAAACGCAAATAACCGTATTCACTTTTGTTTAGTCCTACGCAACACTGATATGACCAAATAAGGAGGTTAATATGATGAGTGGAGGAAAAGACGCAGCCATGATTATTTTGGGAAAGGGTAAGAGTAAAAGAAACTCTGAACCTGATGAAATGATGGATGAAGAAGATGAATACGAAGATGAAGAAATGGAGGAGTATTCCGATGAACAGTATGAAATGGCAGATGAACTAATTTCCGCTGTAAAAGGTGGGAACAGTGAAGCTGTCCTGGATGCTATTCACGGAATATACAATAGCTATTGAAGGTAGAGTAATGGCTGATATTGTAAGTTTAAGTGAGCTGCGCCTGTTATCGCAGCAACGTGCAGACATGGAAAATTCGCAATTCATCACAGATGATGAGTGGCGCAGGATGTTAAACAGAAGTTATGCAGAGCTGTATGATCTGATAGTAACATCAGCAAACAGTGAAGATTACTTCTTAAAGTCCGGTACAATTTCTTTGGTCAGTGGGACTTCAACTTATGATCTTCCAACAGATTTCTACAAAAGTCGCGGGGTGGACCTCAATACCGGTGGTAGTGTGGTCCCCCTAAGACGATACAATTTTAGTGAGCGCAATGTGGGAGGACTATATGCAACTGCATCCGATATGCGCTACCATATCCAATCAAATTCAATTGTTTTCAATCCAAAACCAAGCAGTGCAGATACAGTCACAATTTACTACATTGCTTCACCCAGGAAATTTTTAGAATACACAACAACTGCAATTGGCAGAGGATCAACTACCCAGTGGACCATTGGCACAAATACCTTTCAGGTAGGTGATTTATTAGATGGAGTTGGATTCCTGGCAGATGATTATAATGTATTGCAAACGGTTACTGCAGTGGCAGCAGCAACTATTAATACAGACCTAAATTCAACTGGTCTTGCAGATCCATCAGTATTTGGATCTATTGAATCGAGGTACGATTTCTACAGTGGATGGGATGAATATGTAATTGTGGCAACTGCGATGTCTGCACTCATTAAAGAGGAAGCAGATGTGTCTGCACTTTTTGCAGTAAAGCAGCAGATCCAGGATCGTATTATTGCAGTCTCAGAGATGAGGGATCTGGGTGAACCCACGACTGTAACAGATGTAAGTAATTACAATTCACTCTGGAACACGGCAACAGCATGAGTAGGATTTCATTTACTCAGCTGTCAACCGGATCACCGGCAACTGACCAGGTACAGGGTTACATTGCAACGGCCCTGAATCCGCTTTTTCAGCTGCCTTTTGCTTCTGGCAACCGTGTGCAGGACCAGGAGATAACAACTGCAGATACAGTTGTGGATCATGGACTTGAGCAAGCACCAGAGGGGTGGATTATTTTAAAGCAGAATGCAGCCCAGGTAATATATGAATCAGCAACAGTAAATGACTTTCCAGAAACTACAGTCATCCTGAAAGCAGGAGGAACTGTAACAGCAGATTTATTTTTTTTCTAAAAAAATACTATGGCAACAGCAGGGACAAACATCACATCACTGGCAAAACCGGCAGTTGGAGTAACAGTAGGTCCAACGTGGGCTACTGACCTCAACACAAGTATTGATGCAGTTGACAATCACGATCACAGCACTAATAAAGGAGTGAGAATAACACCAGCTGGATTTAATATTAATGCAGACCTGGAGTTTAACGAAAACAGTGCAACAGAATTAAAAAATGTCATTTTTGACAGCAGCGTTACAGCTGCCACAACAAGTTATTCACTTTACCAGGCAAGCGGAAATTTATATTGGCGGGATGGCAGTGGAACCGCAATACAAATTACATTGTCCGGTTCTGTTAATTCGGGAGCAGGTTCCATATCGGGGATGACCGGAACTGATGCAGGAGCATCATATGCAGATGGTTCCAAGACATTTAATTTCTTCACGGACAGTGGCAATGGAGACTATGGAAAAATGGCTCATGCAGACTTGCTGTTGTTCAAATACACAAATAATAATTCCACTGATACAGATTATGTAACTATTGCAGCCAATGCAAACGTAAGTGGTGCATCTGGAACAATATATGTACCATCAGAAAACGGTACTTTTCTTACTACTGCCACATCCTATGCAACAGCTGCAATCAATATTGCAACTTCTGCATCCAACTATCCAATCAATCTCAAACCACATGGAACTGGTCATGTTGTGATTGGTAATGGAGGTGCAACCGGTAAGCTCACTTCCAATGGTGCGTATGATCTTATCCTGGACACAAACTCAGGTAGTTCAAGTTCTAGCATTGCCATTGTAGATGCAGCAAATGGAGATATAAAATTTATTCCAAATGGTACTGGAAAAATTCTGGTAGGAAGTGGAAGTGCAGCTGGTGTAGTAACTTCCAGTGGTGCGCACGACATAACCGTAAGTACAAACAGTGGGACCAACAGCTCATATATCACCATTACAGACGGTGCAAATGGAAACATTAACCTGGTTAATAATGGTACTGGTGAGGTTGTAATCGGCAGCGGATCTGCTTCAGGTAAGATTACAACTTCAGGTGCGCATGATCTTGTGCTGGACACCAATGCAGGTTCTTCAAGTTCAAGCATAACAATCACAGATGCTGCCAATGGTGACATTACCCTTGCTTGCAATGGAAGTGGGGATATTGAGTGCAGCAGTGATGTTAAAACATCAACAAATAAAAAGATTTATTCAAAGGGAAACTGTGTTCAGACAAGTTTCCATTCGTCATTAGTTTTTGGATATTAAACGATTGATATTATTAACAATTTTGTAGGAGATCGAAAATGGCAATACCCACAGCAAGTGGAACGGAAATTTTAACAAGTGTATGGTTAGAGGATGTAGATGATACAGAACAATTAGCGATTACTGGCGTTGAGAATCATATATATACTGTACTTGGATTCACGATTTGTGAGTCAAGCAGTGCCACAAGAGAAATAAGTGTTTATCTGTATGGGAGAGATTCAGGTGAAAGTGCTGCAAATAATCAATATATAGCACTTTTGAGAGATTATTCAATGAAATCAAAGTCAACTTTCTCTTGGAATGATAGGTTCTCTTTTCATGGGTTTGGAAGTAATGGTGGAGCACAAAGTTTACGTTTTCAAGGAAGTGCTTCTTCAGCATTTGATATACAAGTAACTTATGTTGATCAAAACTGGACTTAAGGAGTTAGCATATGACAGGAATAATTAATTCGGCAGGATCTAGGTCTGGTGTCATCAGCACACATGAACTGGATTATGAAGAAGGTTTTCACACTGTGACTATTGCAACATCGTCAAGTGGCACAGTAGCTATTGATGCGAGTTCCGATCAATTATCTTATACTAAAATTGGCAGATTAGTTACGGTAACTGGGGGTTTTATTGTTGCTGCTACAGGAACAAGCTCACCAGTAGGTTATTTCAAAATTTCAATGCCATTCGCAACTGCAAATGAAACGGAATCATCAAGTCGAGCGTGTGGTTCTATCATTGTAGGGGATGGTGCAAGTGCTGACAGTTCAGAGTACGGTGCAGTCGGTTATCAAAACGAAGCTTGGTGTCGAGTTTATTTATGTGATCAGACGGGACTGGGAGCCGATTCAGCACAACAATTAGCGAGTGGTAGTGTTCATATTTTTTTAACTTTTAGCTATTTCACAGTATAAATAAACATGGCATTGACATTAGATAGAATAGAAGTAGTCACCGATTACAAACATCTCCAAATTAGAGAGATTACAGATACAGGTGGATACCATCGGAGAGTTATAGAATGTAATCAGACTCTTGCAGATGATGAACACCAAGAGATAAAGGACAAAGCAGAAGAGTTATGGACTGATGAAGTTAAGACTGCATGGACAACTTTTCAGGCAGAACAAGAATAGCAATAAATGAAAAAACTATCCCTGGATGAACAATTAAAAAAAGCAGACCAGGAACTGGAATCAATATCCACAACTATAAATGAATTAGCAACGCGCCAGCAGCGTTTAATCGGTTACAGACAATGCCTGGTTGACATGAAGGAAGGTAATGCCACTCCAAAAAACCCTGGTTCCAGTTGATATTGTTGCAGGATTGGACACAAAGAATGATCCAAAACTCACGCCTAAATTAACTGATCTGCAGAATGGCAGGTACACTGTTGGCAGCCAGATCTCAAAACGCCTGGGCTACACTGCACTTTCCCAGGATATTTCAGGTTCAACTGATATATTATCTTCTGGTGAGGGATTAACATCCTTTCAAGATGAACTACTGGAATTTTCTGGTTCAAAACTTTACAGTTATTCTGAATCAGTTGCACGCTGGATTGACAAAGGCGGGTTTCAGTCTGTAAAGATAGATTCTGATGATATAATCAGAAACACTTCTGAATGCAAAAACCAAGACAGTTGCGTTGCATCCGGCCTGCAACTTTTTGCCTGGGAACAATACTCAAGTGCAGGGGTTTTGGAGGGAATATTCGCCTCAGTTTTGGATTCAGTTTCTGGCGGTATGATCCAGGCTGCAACTTTGATTGATGCAACAGCAATTAATCCCAGGTGTGTACGTTTAGGCCCAAATCCCACCCTCTGTTACATCGACACTTCTGCATCTCCACATTTGCTGAAATGTGTCCAGGTGGATATTAATAATCCAGTTGCATTTAAAGCTGCAAATACAATTTCATCAGTAGTTAATGCTACAAATCCAGTTTATGACGTTGCAATTTATTCAGATAATGTAAATGTTGGCAACGGTATTTTTTGCTACAACAATTCAGGTGTAACGAGAATTGATGTTGGTTATCTGACAACAGAGGGTGTACTAGGTACACCAGGGTCTGGTTATCCTACGGTTGTAACAATTTTATCTACCAATGCCACTGACTGTATTGCAATTTGTGCAGATAAAGTTAACACAGCAGCAGCAGAAGAAGAAAGAATTTATGTTGGATATGCTTCAACAGGTTCATCAGCAGGGTTAAAAATTAAACGTCTTGAAAGTATATTGACGGTGGAAGCTACCCACACGGTTGAAGGAACTGCAACTTTAATTGATGGTGCATCAATGATGGTCACGCAGGCTGGAGATTTGCAGATAGTCTACACGCTCAATGCTACGAATACTTATGATCACCAGGTAAAAGGCGCACTTTATAATATAACAAGTGATTCTATGGGAGCA